ACAATCTTTTAGTACCTTACCGGCAGGTCAAAGTGCTTTCTGGATTTTTGATGCAAGCAATACTACAGATCCTTGGAAGACAATGCAGCTTCATACAGATACTGTTACTACTGACTCTACCGGAAATGCTTCAAAATTTAATTATCTAAAAGGGATAGGTGCAGCAAATAATGGTTTGACAGCAGCAAGCGGAACAGTTACTGTGGCTGCTGGAAGTACAGAAGTTACAGGAAGTAGCACTGCATTTACTACAGATTATTATGTGGGCGGATTTATAAAGATAAGCACAAACAGTGCAGCTGGAACAGAAGTTGCAAATTCTGAATATCGAGAAGTTGTTGAGATTGAAAGTAATACTAAACTTACTGTAAGAAATCCTTTTACACGAGCTTTTTCTGGACAGTCTCCAATGAAACAAACTACGGAGATAAGATTGCAAGAAGATGCTATCCTTGCAGAAGTTACTCGAGCTTCTTCTGGAGGTTCTCCTTATACAGCAGAGTTCTATGTACAAGGAAAGGGAGCAGGCGG